TGGTACCAGTTGTTGCCCGGGCAGACCTGGACCTTGACCGCCACAAGCCCGAGCGCATCCGGGTGGTGCGGCTTGACATACCTGTCCCAGATGTTCTCACGCAATTTCTTGGACAGTTGGGACTCCTTAAATAGGACAACAGCATGGAGATGTCGTCGGTCTGACTCGCCTCTCTCGGCGACCACGTAAGACATCACAGGTTGCTTACGAGCCCATCTGAGAAACAATTCCTCAGTCTGGACACTGACATCCCCTGGGACACTGATGGTGATCTGGAAGGCTCTCGTAGGGAGTGAGGGTGAGGAGGGTGAGGGCATACCCAAGGGACTGCCCTCACCTTGAACTAGTGTGTGACCCCGTACAGAAACAAGTTTTTTTTATGATAATTTATTCTTCAACTGTAGGCCGGGGTAACCAACCAGGTAACCACTGGTTACCCCTCCCGGCCACAAGGACACGGCAGGGGTAACCAGTGTTTACCTGATTCGTTACCCCTGCCACATACGCTCCCTATACATGGGGGGTGCTTGACCCCCACGGGAGGGCCGGCTAGTGCCGGCAGCACAGAACGATGGGTTGCCTCGCTCTTGTCCTTTATGCATCCTTGAAGTAGATTTTGCTGAACATCGAGTTCACACGCCCGACGTTGTTCGCATCCTGGGGCGTCCCGTACCAGTCGTAGGCTAGTATGTAGAACCTGTAGTCGAAGAACTTGACGTTGGTGGTAGAGCCACTTTCGTACTGGACACGGCCTCCGCGGCCGAACTTGGCTCCTGGAATCCAGGCCTTGATGATCCTGTTGCCTGTGACTCCTGCTAATACTCCTGGCTCCGCTACTCCGGTTGCACTGACCGTGTTCGGAGGTGGGTTGGGTGGAGTCACGGTGAATATCTTCTGCCAAACGACCGTGTACCTCTCCGTGTTGATGACGTCGAGCATCTTGTTGTCTGAGTCGCCCTTGAATAGAGTACCTCGAGTAGGAGCATCGCCTCGTGCATATTTCACGAGCATGACACGGAAATAGACCTTAGAGCGCTGGAGAGCGCCTTCAAAGAATCCCTTGACCATCATACCTTTGACAGCAATAGAATCTCCGATACGGGCCATGGCATTCTGCTCCATAGTATCAGCAGTACCGTTTACACATTGGAAAGGATTCAAGACACTACCATCGCCCTTATTGATGAGGGTGATGTTGTTGTGGGGTAGAGCTATGTTGCTGGCACTGCTCCACTGCCCCTCTTTGGTCTCGATCGAACGCGAGATCGCACTTAACCTCTGACTCATGTACGCTAGACTGAGACGGCCCTTCGGGTATCTCTTGTATCCCGCGCGAGCGCGCGAGGCACGTGCAAGCGAAGCCCAGTTCCCAACGCGCATCGCAGTTCGGGTAGCACGAGCTGAAGACACTCGTTTGCGTTTGCCGAGAGCCATTCATTCGTCGGACTCAAGTCACGACTTAAATACTCGGGGGAGCTGCCCCGTTTGGTGCCCGTACACAGGGTACGTCATACGCGGGGCCATCTTGTAACTGCTTGAGCAGCCATGATTCCCGCTCCGTAGGTGTGTTGATCCCGTTGCGATACTGCCAATACATGAGTGCCTTCTCCGTGAGCTTGCGAGGATCCGCAATCGGGACCATGTTCTTCTGAACAAACATACGATCCTTCAAGTAGCAGAGCGCGCCTGTCGGTGAATTCTCGAAAGTACCTGCTGCCCACGTGCTGATATCGTGCTCGAGGTGGGGGCACGCGACGCCAGAGCACTTCTTTGTTGCCATGAGAGCCTCCTGAACCTCCCTGGAAGGGAAATAGGATTCGGCATCCTCTGGATCGTAGTTGTCGTGGAGGACCTCGACTGAGCCTTCCTTCTGGAGATACGTGTGGTACCAGTTGTTGCCCGGGCAGACCTGGACCTTGACCGCCACAAGCCCGAGCGCATCCGGGTGGTGCGGCTTGACATACCTGTCCCAGATGTTCTCACGCAATTTCTTGGACAGTTGGG